ATTTTTTGTAATGCCTCTGTAACAGAAGGAGGAGTATAAGATGGATAAACAGGTTGCTTTGCAATAACAATGGTATAGTATGAACCGCCATATAAAATGGTCGCAGCACATTGACCGTCTTTTACATGCGGAATAAAACGATGTGCACAATCATGCAAGGAAGCAGTAAGTGGGTCAGATCCCACAGGGATATAGCTTTGTTTAGACATTGCATATATACTACATAATCCCTTTACATCATTTTCTAACCATACAATACAACATTCTCGGATTAATACAATTGAACTCGCAATCAAAAAAAGTAGCCTCATTCCATCCCACTGCTTCTACAGATCTGTCCTCAAAATCTGTATTATAATCATGAGTATTCAACATAGCATGATAGCATACACTGGTAAACTGTCCTTCTGCATTAAACCACCATTGATCTGAAAATGGTGACTTGAATTGTCCATACATGGTTCCTAGAGACGGAATCAGATGGAATAAACTGCGACGGACAATATACAGATTGTTCTTGCGAAACGTCAATATGTATCTGCCTTCTTTGATATATGTATGCAAATCATGTAATGAAAACCCTTGATACGGATAATATCCAGCGTGAATGTATTGAATATTTGGAATGACATCATCCGAAACAATTGTTGACATAAAATACGGAAATAGTTGCTCTTCAGGAATCTTGGACAAACGGAGTTCTTCTTTGATTACTTCTACACGTTCTGCCACATCAGATGGAGTCCAGCGAAGCCAGTGAAAATCAATCGGTTTGGTATAAATACTATCTGTTCTGGCACGAATTAAATAATCATATTCAAATTTGTTATAATGTTCATATTCTGTCATTTTCATATATGCAAGCTGCAACTGGAAATATTCAATCATAGATCCACTGCTACGAAGATAATTCTTCCATGATGAATCTATTCGCATATTCTGTAATAATAATTCTCTGTGTCCAACCCAATCTTTATAATTATACAGAGAAAACCATGTGATTGTTTTTATAGTAACTCCTTCAAGATTACATTTCTCTTTCCCATGCTCTTTCCCGAGTTCCTCTTTCCCGAGCTCTTCCCTTTTAAATTGCTCTTTCCCGAGTTCCTCTTTGAACCAGGCATTCCATGTTTCTTCTGATTCCTGTGTATCGTTTTGAACACAGATATAAATATCTGTTGGTTGTAACAACAGATTCTTTTTAAAATACGGAATGGTTTTTGTAATGGTCCGAAGAGCTCCTGTCAGAATAATCGCGACTTTCATTATCGTTTACAGAGTCTGTTTATTTAAGTTAGTATGATGCAAAATGGGGTTGAAGAGTTTCGCAAAAAGTTCTTTGAAGAATTCGTTCGGACAGAAAAAGAAAAAGAAATGGCGTTAAAACGATTGCAACGAAACTGTTTCCATAGCTTTCATATTGTTCAAGGAAATATTGAATGTGCCAAATGTGGATTGTATAAAAAGGTAAAAGCCGCTATGCGGTAGTAAAAGCGGCTATGCAGTAGTAAAAGAGGATATGCGGTAATATGCCCTTATCATTTTAGTGTACGGCAGATAGAAATGTTTCAATGGTTTTATGATCTCTTTATGATGTACATCATGCCGCTCTTTGTACAATTCTTTGATCTTTTTGGTGTTAAATTAACAGGAAATACAACTGAAGGCAATGAAGTCAATGAAGTCAAAGAGAAGAGAGTTCAATTTGAAGAATCAGATATGCCTCCTTTGGCGCATGTCGCTCCTTTCCCTTCAAGTGAGTAAGCGTAAAGCTTTTAGCGAGTAAGCATACCAAATAATTAGTATAAAGATACACTATACAAAAAGAATAGACATGTTGGCTACTCTTTTCGCACAACAATATACTAAACACTGTTCATGTAAACAATGCAGAAATTTATGCTCATGTAATGACTGTACAAAAATAACACTATATGGTCGTATCCAAAATACATGGAGTATTGTTCATACCATTTATGAAACAGGATCGCTCTATCAAACAAAAGGTGGGAATAACAGTATTATTCATTACTATTTCAAGCAATTGTATAATAGTGTTTTTGATAAATTACGTTGTGCTATTCATATGAAGCAATATGGATGCATCCCTGGGTTAAAACCATTTCCTATTTATAAGAATCTTTTAATTGGATCTAAGGATCCTTACAGAACAACCGACTTCTCATGGCCCACACGAAGCCGAGTATTCAACATAATATCAAATCCAGCATCCTCAATGTTCTTGCAGAATGCCACATCCTCACTGCACATATCCACTAGCTCCACACCATCCTTTCCACGCATCCTCTGAAGCTCCCTGTTAAAAAATGGATACGCCAGTGCATCCAGTACTTCCTTACGACATGCAAAGAAGCCCATGCCCGCATACGATACCTTCAAGAAGTTGGGATTGGACAGTTGACCAGGATCTTTTTTCTCCTCTTCGGCCTTCTTGCGTTCCTCCAGCTCAGCACTGAACTTCTTCATATCCTCCTCTGTGTCTTTCGGCTGCAAAAACTTGAACGTACCATGCTCTGCGAAGTGAGACTTGCTCCACTCCTTCACTACTGCAAAATCCTTATTATTTTGCATCATATAGTATCCAGATACAACGGGATGCAACTTGGTGCACTCAATCAACTCAATCAGCTGAATGGGTGAAAAGACTACATCTGAATCAATGGATACAAATACATCATAGGCCTCATTGTGAAATGCCTTCTGTGACTTGCCACGCAACACATCTAGACCGAGAGTATGCATACGTGCAAAAGGAACGAAAGAGCTCTTACCAGGGCTGATCTTAATATCATAGCGATTAGAACTAACTAGGGTGTAAATGGTATTGGTCCAGGACAGAAGGAAGGCTTGTGAAAAATGATCACCAGGGAGACCGATGATGACTTTTAGTTTTTTCTGATCTTGTTGTGGCTGCTGTGACTGTTGTGGCTGCTGTGCTTGTTGCGGTGCTTGTACAGAGGACTTATCAGCAAGCTTATCCGCAGGCTTATCCGCAGGCTTATCCGCAGGCTTATCCGCAAGCTTATCAGATTGCTGTGAATCCGTATTTGGATTAACTTGATTAAGAACGGAATTAGGAACGGAATTAAGGACAGCTTGGTTAAGTCCAACTGTATTTACAGTATTTTTTGAAGATTGGTCAATAGCTGACTGAAGTGCATCACTAACAAGGTTGGACATTTCTATAACTGAATTGTTGGGGTTGCTTTAAATCTTTTTATATTTGGTTCAAATCTAAAAGACTTTAGGTTGTTCAAAGGCCTTCGGTCTACATAGAATACAACACGCACTTCAATCCATATTTTTTCATGCATTTCTCTAAATGCGGTTTGCATGTTTTACACGGTTCAGAATTGCCCGTATTACGAATTCCAGGAGAAATCCGAACCACAATCATAATTGCTCCTTGCAACAAAGAATGATCCCCCACTTTTTTGATGACCGCACGTTCTGCATGGATCGTGCGGTCATCAAATCCACAGCCTTGAGATCGTGAACCTAGGAAGTTACACGCACTCGCCAAGACCTTCTTGCCCTTCATAATAATCGCAATATGAATATGTTTTAAACGTGATTTCATGATTGCACTCGCCATGTGCTTGTTCGCCATATTATATGCATTGATAAGATTGATCATTCTTATCTTAACTTAGATGTAAACAGAATTATTTTTCAATTTTTATTCTAATCAAGACGTGGAATGGTCAACCCTTGAATAGGTTCTATATCTTGTGGTTTTTCTACAGGTTCTACAGGTCGTGGACTTAATGGGTGTGAACTTATAATTGGTTCTACAACTTCATTTTTAAGTTCAAGCGGAATAGGATTAAATAACGGATTCGGTATGACATCTACGTCTTGTTCTACATTACCAGAATCGCCAATCAATGGTTTCATTGTAATTGCATGATAGTCCTTGATTTTATGAATATTCGGTCGCGACAGGATACGATTTCGTGTAAATTCTTTTCGTGTTTCTCTTACATCCTTGGCTAATTCTACCTCTTTCTCCTTCATTGCCTTGTCCACTTTCTTCTGAATCGTCTCTTGAACCTGTGGCATCAATAATTCATTCAATGTCTGTCGCCTCTGTTTCAACATAATCGCTGCATCCACCGCCACCTGTTTCAATCGTGTTTCTGAACTATCATATACAGTAGTATGCTCCAATGCTCCACAGATATCTGGTTTCTTTAAGTGCCTGACTTCGCCAAATTTGTTTTCAAAAATGGCAATGGCTTCTTTCGGGATCGGCGGAGATTGTTCAATCAGACGATCCAGATCCGACCGACAGATCTTCAAGAAATCCATAGAATCCATTCGTTCTATTGGATTTAAAGCGAGTTCTACTGCAATCAGGCGTTGGAATTTACCCCATGCAATACTGGCTACACGATTAGATTCTTCCAACTGTGCATAACGTAAATAGTTGCCGATCGTGGTTAAAATACCTGCGAATAAGGATACGCCACCAATTGCAAAACTGGCGTACTGTTTCATGGCTGAATTATCAGCAAAAATAGATTGTACACCGAAACTGGCTGTTCCACCGAGCGTGGTTAAAATAATCACGGGAAGATTGATCCAGAGATTCTTGCCGTGATAAATCTTTTCTGCATTGTCATGAAGCCAGCGATAACACATCGCGATGTCGCTCCAATCTGCCATCAGCTGTTCTTGTTCTTTGGACCAACCATTTAAGAAACGTATTTCCTTCTTTTCATCTTTTTTTGGAGATACTGATCGTGATGCACTCATTCTATTTTAGGCTTTTAAAACTTAATAAATAGTTTACAATGCTGATAATTCATTTATTTTAGAATCAAGCTGAGTGATACGAGACGATAATTCATTTATACTATTTTCTGTTTGTTTCATAAATGCTTCTACTTTGGTAATAAATGTATTCAATGTACGAATAGTTGTTGTATGTCCAATATTTCCACCATGAGCAATATTCGTATGTTCACGAACCATATACAAGGTAGGATATATCTTTTTACAAAATTCACACAAATATTCAGTCATTATATCTTTACTATGTTTATAGTTTAAATAACTATAAAAATTTACTAAAATAGAGTAGTAAATCAATAGTATAAACGTTTTATAAATAACAAAGTTTCTAATAAGGCACATGACGAAATGTCACCGAGACACGACGACCTCTTTTCACTTTCACGCCATTTCTCATATCTGACTTTCGTGACGCGATTTCATGATTTGCAAATCGTGCTTCATCTGACATAATATACAATGAATTGGGTTCAGTGTATAATTCTAATAGAATATTACCGCCTGTACGAAATACAATAGGAGCAGAAGATCCCAATGTAAAACATCCAATGACATCTCCATATACATGATGATCAATATGACGCTTCATTCCTTGTCCTGGAATATAATTATTTACAATGCATTGATTGAAATATTCGTCTTTTAGTTCAAGACCCTCCAATCGGCATTTTTCGGTCAACATCATTCGTAATGGTTCAAGAATTTCAGGAATGGGTTCACATGGTTTTGCTACTCGGCGTACTGTATAATTGTAGGCGTATCCATACTGCTGATAGGCACGTGAATGAAGAGAAGAACTGATTGTTTTCCATTCACACTGATCCAATGCTTCTACGATTCCTTCATTCAGTGGCATATTATAATAATATAATCCATTGATTACTCCATTCATTCCCTGCATTACGTATGGCTTTTCTGTCTTTTGTATTAAATTGATGATTGTCAATTTTATTTCTTTTCATTTTTTGGCAGGCTTTTTTCTAAAAAGCCTTTTTCTTATACGTCTTCTTTGTTTCTAATCCCGCTTTATACAATGCATCTACATCTTTCTCTGTTATAGTAGCCACATCTATTCCTTTGGGAATGGAAATAAACCGTGGTTTCTTTAAGCCCTTCTTCATGATATAAGGTCCATACTGTCCAGTCCGAACAGTATATTCTTTGAATTCCTTCACTTCTGCATTCGCTTTTCCAGCCGCTTTCGCTTCTAACCTCTGCACAGTCTCTTCTACCGATTCCATACGAAATGGGACAGATATTTCTCCACATTTCAGATAATCCCCAAACTTTCCTGATTTCTTTTCAATCGGCTCCCCATTCCATTCACCAATTTGTTCTGATTTCCTTTCAGTTTGTTCCCTTTTTGCGGCATGAAGACCATCAAACCGATCCTTATACGATGTCCATGTATCATGAATGACTCCTTTCCATTCTTCTTTTCCTTCTGCTACTAATTGAAGACGTTGTTCCATCTGTCCTGTGAAATTGTAGTTGAAAATGTCTTCAAAGTGTTGCAACATAAATGCTACAACGGATCGTCCCAGATCGGTTGGAATCATCTTATTCTTTTCTGCCGCGACTTTTTTGTCTTTGATGATGGTTCTAATCGGCAGAGATCCAAACTGGAGAGAATGTTCTTTGACTTTTTTCATAGAAGCAGGAACAGTAGAGATCGCCACGTAATGTTTCTCTTGAATCGTGGCCAACAGTGATGCAAAGGTGGATGGACGACCGATCCCATGCTTCTCTAATTCCCTGATAAGAGTAGCTTCTGTGTATCGTCCTTGTGCTTTGGTTTCTTGTTGAGAAGCTTTCATTGTCTTCCATGGAAGACTTGCTCCAACTGGAATCTGGATGGCTTTATCCCACGCGTCTTCTTCTTTTTCTTCTTCTTCTTCCTCTTCATCAATCTGTGCCACTCTGCCAACTGCTTGCCAGCCAGGAAATATAGTTCGTTTCCATCGTGAAGTCCATGGAAAATCATCCAAACTAATCTTAACAGTACATGTTTCACCGCGAGCAGGAGCCATTTGACTTTGAACTGTTCGTTGCCAGATCAAGCGATAGAGAGATGCACCATCTCCTTCTACTGTTGTGACTTCTATGTGTGTGGGACGGATTGCTTCGTGGGCTTCTTGGGCTGTAAGCCCTGCTATTGCTTGAGCCAAAGGCTGTGCTACTTCTTTCTTTTTTTTCGTAGCAATGTGAGACACATACTCCTCCCCATAATTCTCCTGAATCCATGCTTTTGTCGCAGTAACCGCTTCTTCAGACAATACCGCTTTATCCGTTCGCATATAGGTAATATGACCTGCTTCATAGAGTTTCTGTGCAATAGACATCGTTGTTTTCGGATTCATTCCGAATAAGGCACTGGCTTGTTGTTGCAATGTACTAGTCATTAATGGAGGTGGGGCAGCAGCCGTCCATGGCTTCACTTCATTTCCTGTGACAATCCCATTGGTGGATACAACATTCTCCATATAATTCATCGCTGATTCTTCATCCAGATCATCATCCATGGTTCCTGGGAAACTGCATCCATATAAACCATCTTGATAAATCCACTCACCACTCACTTTCCAACTGGATTCCGTCTTGAATCCCAGAATGGCATCTTCTCGTTCTATCACAAGGCGAATGGATGGAATCTGACAGCGTCCTGCTGATAAAGAAGGTGCTACATGTTTCCACAATAGAGGACTCATCGTAAATCCAATGAGGAGATCTAGGAGAGAGCGTGCCTGTTGCGTATGGACACGGTTCATATCAATTGTACCAGGATTAGCAATCGCATGACGAATCGCCTTTTCAGTGATTTCTGTAAAGGTGATGCGTTTTACCGAATTGGGTAACTTTAGAAGGACTTTAACAGAATATGCAATCTGTTCACCCTCAAAGTCACGATCCGCTGCCAGATAAATCTCAGCGGCTCCTTTTGCCGCTTCTTTCAACGACGTTATCGTTTTTGACTTTTCTTTTAAGAATTCGTACGTCGGCTCATATCCATTCGTTAAGAAGTTGAGATCATGGGTGAGTCCACGAATATGTCCCATAGAAGCCACTACACGCCAGTTTGCTCCAAGGAACCCCTGGATGGTCTTCTGCTTGCCTGGACTTTCAATGATGAGGATGTTCATGGTTTGACTGGTTGTATAGCTAATTATGATTTCAATTTTTAAGGCTCAAAAAAATGATAAGCAGCTTCCAATGAAAGATCATCCCATTCCATAGAAGAAATACGCTGTGTTCCTCTATTATATCCGATCCATACACCTGCTTTGCCATCTTCTACAATCCATTCATTCTTGATCCAACAAGATGGATATGCTGCAAGCAATGTTTGAAGCCATAGATAATCGGGTTTCCAGGCAGTGACAAATTCTATACGAATGCCTAATTTTCCACGCTGGTTAATTGTTAGATCATGCAATTCAGACATATTTGTATCAAAAATAGTAGAAATATCATCTGGAGATGAAGAGGTAATCGTGACACGATTCATACATTCGTTAGGCATTTTAATGAGTTATGGTGATGGTGTTTTAAGTATTTTTTCTATTTTTACGAAATATACGTTGTATTTTTTTTACACATATAAGTGCATTATTCCAATCATGTTCCCACATCACTACCAAATTATATCCAGCCTCTTTAATAAATTGTTCTTTTTCTAGTGTTTTTCTATATAATTTTCCATAATTATCACCAAAATGATTATGATGCATTGGATTACATAATCGTGGATCACCATGGTATACAGTGCCATTAAATTCATATATTGTATTGGTTTCTTTTGCAAAACCATCCATATAATATGAATTTAGATATAGTTCTCCTCCATTTAATGCATGTTGTATATTTATTTTGTAATAAGATGCCATAAAATCAAGATACTGAATTGCTTTTCTTGAATATCTAGCAGGAGAACAGCATGAACATTTGCTTCCAATTAAATGTGAATTAGGAGTTTGAGGAAATTCCTTTTTTGTTTTATTGCATATAATTGTAACATTAATACAACTCTTTACATAAACCACCTTGCTGTAATCATACTCCATCCCATGTTTTTGCTGTGCTTTCTCTATAAATAGAGCAGTATCCATATATCTTCCAGAGCAGAATGGACAGCCTTGTTTTTGTGTAATATGATTTCCATACAATTGATAAAATGTTTCAGAACATAATGTGCATATGATTGTAATTGGGGTTTGACTATTTGTATAATTCATAGTTGAATAATCGTATTTATCTCCGTGCACTTCTTTTGCTCTTTGTCTAATTTCATCTTCTGTTAATCGTTGACTATCATGATTGATTCTATGAGCACATTTATCACATCCTGTACCTTGTAAATGTGAATTAGGTTGCTGAGGAAATTCATATTTACAGGTATTACAAATAATAATAACGCGTGTTTGAGAATTTATATAGACGACTTTTGAATAATCATATTTATCTCCGTGAACTTTTTCTGCTTTTTCAAGAAATTGCTCTGGAGTAAACGTTTGTGCAGTATTTCGTTTCAGAATACCACATGGAGTACAACCTCTTCCACTTAAATGTTGAGCTGGTGCTTGTTTGAATTCTCCGTGTTCTATACATCTTATAATAACCTTTTCATGGGTTCTTACATATACTACTTTAGAATAGTCATATTTATCTCCATGTTTTAATGTGGCTTCTTTAATGAATTGTTCGGTTGTTTTTTTGGTTCGTGGGGCAGCCATCTGCAAATCTGATACTTATCTATCATAATTATACAATTCAATTTTTTATAATTATGCTTACCATTTCAAATAATCTTATTTAAAAATTGATTTACATATATTATATAGTAATATATACATAATGATAACCTATACAAGCGGACTTACACTTAAAACTGAAAGAATTATTACAAAAAATGATATTATTACTATGTGCCAATTGTTAAATAGTAATGATGAATATACTGATTTATGTGAATTTCAACCAGAAGGCATTACAGGAGGAGGAATACTGTTTAAATTTAAAAATGGTAATAATACATGGTATAAATCTGTAAGATTATGTGTAACAAGTGGAATGAGTAATGGAAAATGGTATTGGATAAATGATAATTATTTATCTGAGTGGACTGGAAATAATGATATTATATTTGATAAAAATAATAAATTTACATTGTTCCTAAAAAGTTTTCATGGAGCACCATTATTTACAGTTGAAGAATTGAAAATATGGGAAGAATGTTTTAATCAAATTGGAATTGTAACAGTAGGTAAATATCCTAGTAAAAAAAGTTTAATAACAGAATAAATATGAGAAGCTATACAGTGCATTTACGCACAGCGAAAAGATAGCACCCATTCGCATCAATCATATGCGTTTCATACCTTGACCGCAAAATGAAATCAATCACATTAAAATTATCCATCCTCTGAATATCCTCAATCACAATCCATCCACCCTCCTTTACATGATCCAATGCAAATAAGAGTGTATTAACATTCGCCGCAATAGAATGCAAACCATCATCAATGATCAGATCGTATTCCCCTGTAAATGTAAATGAACTAAGATCCATTTGATCCACATACTGCGTCGTAATCCGATCATATTCAAACAGAATATCCTTGTCAATATCCCCTCCATAAATCTGTGCATGTGGAAGATACTCGCGAAAGGCATACAGAGATGCTCCTGGACGACCTGTAGAACCCATAGAAGAAATCAGAGTAGGGTTATTCGTACCCAACCCAATTTCCAGGAGTTTAATCGGCTTATCACGCATATCTTTCAAAATATAGGAATACAGAATATGATAGGTATGGGTTGTGGATTTATCAGACAGATGACACTTCAGAATGTTTCCTAGGACCCATGCATCTTCTGCGGTATGCTGATCATTCAGGAAATAGGTAATGGGTTTTATGACAGGTGTATAGACGGGCTTTAGTAACTGGTTCAACTGTGGAATAAACTGACTAGCTCCTTGGATCCACAGATGTTTATGTGTATCATCGTTGGCAGATCCTGCAGAGAATCGTTGGAGTGCTTGAATATCCATTGAATAAATAGGATTTTATCTTTTAGGCTTAAAATCCTCTCCTACACCTAATCAGAATGATCAACCAATCTAGTGGTCAAGGTGCACTTTTTGAATTAGTGGCACGCGGTGTCAAAGATAATTATTTCGTTAAAGACAGTAAAGACAGTATTTTTCCATATGATGCTCGGTACGGATCCTCTATGCCCCATTTGGCAGAACGACGCACCACTGTTCCTATTGCACGCACCAACTTTGGAGGATCGTTTGAAGTGGAAATTGATACATTTGGAGATATCATGACAGAATGTGCATTAGAAATTGATTTGCCTACATGGTTGCCGCCTTTAAGTGTATCTGATTTAGGGTTTATAGATCCCTCCATTGCAAACGGACTCTATCCCATTACAGCAACAGATGCCTCACAAACATCCTATGGCTACGTCAATGGAATCGGATATTTTCTCTTTGAATCCATCCAGTTTTATCAAGATCAAATGCTCATTCAAGAATGGAGCGGTGACGGTCTCTACGTCAAACAATTGACCGAAGGATCCCTCAATAGTTCAGGGCTTGCATTCAAACAAGCTGGCGTCACTGCTGCATCCAATGATATATCTGCCACAGGGATCAGAGCATTGCAAATGAGAGCCACACCAGGTCATCTTAGGATCTATCTGCCTCTTCCTGGTATGCAGTGCCCCAAAGATGCGGGCTTTCCCTTGATTGGACTTCCTTCTCAAACATTTCGCATCAAAGGAGTTCTGCGAAAATTAGAAGATCTTATCGTGTCCAGTGATCCGCTCACTCGTAAACCTGCACCATGGATGTCCCAATTTGTGATTGCATATCCTGATGGACCCGTTACATTTTCTCCTAAACCTTTATTGGACATCGGTCAACCTACCATTTTATTAAGCACAGTACAGCATTACATTTCTGTGGAAGAAGGGGAAGAACTCTGTTCAAATGCGATTCAAATTCCTTTCCGAAAACAATTTGAAAACCGATTTAGCTTTGGTGAACTGGATTATATTCCTCTGGATAAAGGCGGGCAAGCAGTAGCCACACGATATATTGATGGACGACATCCTGCTGAACGTCTGTTCTGGTTTTTTCGTAATTCAACTGTGGTGGAACAGAATCGTCTAGATGTTTTCTATAACGATTATTTTCAATATAAACCTGTTAGTGATACACAGGCGTATACCAGTGAATTCTATTATGGGATCAAACTCAATATTGCGGGAAAAGAACGGGAAGATTTATATGGTGCTTCTCTGTGGAATCACATTGTACCTGTGGCAAAACATGAGATAGTTAGAGTGAATAGTATTGGATCCATGATGTGGTCCCTAGGAGATACGTATGGAACAGTTTATCCTGCTCCCAGGAACCCTGAAGGAACAGTAAATATAACGACAGCTGATCGGCCGACCATGTATATCCAGTTGGCCAATATTATGCCTAATTTGTATCTTGCGGCAAGGAAAGCAGAGATGCGAGTCTATGTGGATTCATGGAATGTGTATGAAGTTGTGAATGGACGGGGGAGATTGATGTTTGCTAATTAGGCTTTTTTTAACAAGTTCCTAAAAAGCCTAAGCTTAAAATAATATATATAATATAGTATATACTGCATTATATATTGCATTATATACTACGTTATATACTACATTATAAAAATGAGTATTGAAATTATCATTGCAATAATCGTTTTAATTATGTTAATCTTAGTTGCCTGTATTTGTTGTATGATTGTTGAATTGGAAGAAGAACATCAGTATGCACTTATTTAAGTTTTTAAGAAAAAGCCTTAAAGCCCCTTTGCATCCACTGAATTACCTGTTGCGTATCCGATGATTGAAACATCGGTTGCGGAACACCATTCACAATTGCCATAAAACACGGAATAGAACTTACACCACAATATGATGAAGTCTCATCATTATCATCCACATCGCATTCATACCATACAATTTGATCACTCAAGTTTAACAGTTGAGCTGTATCAATTCGCTTACACGGACCACACCAGGTTGCACCGAATTTAACCATAGAAATAGTATCAAGTTGCTTTGGCTTGAGCGGATCGTGGAGGAGTGCTTGAAACTGCTGATGGGTTTGGAGGTGCATCATCTTTTTGGGCATCTTTTTTTGAATAGTTCTTGTAAAATCCCGTTACAATAACGAGTAAAACTGTACCTATTAATGTAAAGGGAAGTAGATTTAAGCTCTTGTCTGCTTTGTTGGCTGTTTGAGTCAATTGATTCAAGTCTGCTGTTAGATTTCCGCCTTTCTGTTTAGCACCTTCTAATGCAGGCCCCGTAATACTAGAATACAGATCCAATCCAGGCATTACAGACGATGCCTTAGAACTTGCATTAATAATCTTACCCACTCCTGATATGATATCTGAACCTGTTTTTATTGTAGTATCCACTACAGACAGAGTTTTGTCATATGCATCCAGACCTTTATCAATGGTACTCGTGATCGGAGTAATAACAGGACCTAAAAAGGATTGTAAGAATGTATAGAACCATCCAGAGAACCGATCTGCAGCAGATGGACCCTGTGACGCCCCAAAAAAATTCGCATGCTCTTCCACCACATCCTTCGTATTCACAAAGAATTGATACATTTTGTAGACCCATTCAATCATAGAGATAGGTAGAAAAATAAAGGTAATCGTACAGATTAAACGAAACAGACCAAATTCAGTTTGACCCACCAGAAATGAATCTAGACCGATCAGACCGCCAAAAATAAGAGCAGCAGCATATGTGAAAAAACGAAAATGCTTCTTGTCAGGAATATCTTTTACTAAGAATCCTGCACCGACTCGTTGATCTACAAGCGGAATACTGAGTCCATACAGACGCACCGTATCTTCATTAAAGAGTGCTTGAGCTGCATCCCATATCCACCATGCTCCAAAGAAAAACAGATTAACACCGATTTTAGCCACAAATGTCCATGGTGAACGTAGATACAAATGATCTAATGCAATGTATCCTCCTAATAACGATAGCAAGACAAATGTATTGTAGGATAAAAAACTGGCACCGTCTTTTCCTTCATTTGTATTAGCATTTGCGGGATCATCGCCTTCACGCCAATACTTCAAATGGGAGACGGTGAGAGGTACCTTTGGTTTTGCTTCTTTTTCTTTTGCATTATTCTCTGGCTTCTCTGATTTATTCTCTGGTTTCTCTGGCTTCTGTGGTTTATTAGGTGTTACTTCTGGTTTATTAGGTGTTACTTCTGGTTTATTAGGTGTTACTTCTGGTTTATTAGGTGTTACTTCTGGCTTATTAGGCGAAGCCTCTGGCTTATTAGGCGAAGCCTCTGGCTTATTAGGCGAAGCCTCTGGTTTAATCTCTGGTTTAACCTCTTTATCAGATTTATTAGGAGCGGCAGATGCCATTACTATCACTTTTTAAAAAAAATAGTCATACTATAACAGACTCGGTGGCACGAAGTGCCTCATTTAATGAAGTTCCAACGAAGTTCCTGGCGTGCTTTTTAGGAACTTGTTAAAAAACGCCTTAGATGGTGAACAAGAGCCCCCCAAATCCATTAATGACTCGGAATACATTGTAATTGTGAGCATAAATCCGAACATGTCCATTCCCTCGTGCAGGATATACATTATTCGTACCTGGAATATAAGTAGTAGCACTGATCAACGCTGGATTAAATTTAATCTGCCATACAATACTATCAATTCGGCTTGCATTAAGAGCACCCGTTGGCTGTATATCTTCTGGCCTCAATGCAAAAGAATAATTGTAAATATAGGAAAGAACCGGAGTGGAAGTATGATGATCATATGGCTGTTGTAAACGGAAAAAAGATGAAGTTCGTTCTGAAAAACGATCATACCCATCTAATTGCAAAATGGCAGTAGACAATAAGTCAACTCGTAATGCAGTATTACCACCAATCGTAGACTCTGTAGCAATCCCATTCGCTATCGCAATCGTACTTCCCGCTGTAATTGTAGCAGGCTGTATCTCATTAATTGCCAAACTACTGTAATTAAACCATTCATTGCGGTTCGTCATCTGGTCACGCTGAATCACGAAAAAGAACTCCTTCAGCGGATGATTGAAATCCACTGAAATGGTAGCATTTGTCTGTGTATTGTAAAATGAATAGAGTGGAGTATACTGAACTTGTTCAATCACATACTCATGTGATGTACTCACAAACAAACGACGCTCTTCCACATCCATATACACATAATCGCCCCACATTGTCATACTCGTAATAGGTGTCGTACAATCCACCTGTGTAGTAATACATGGATTAAATGTAGCCTGTGTACCTGATGGAGGAGTCACCCAAAAGAGCTGGGAGAGGGGTCTCAGCGTAATATTAATACGAATAGGCGTATATTGCAATGCAATCAGCGGCAGATACAATCCTGGATTGTTACAGAAGAAGAATTGAAGTGGGATAAGAAGCTCCAATCCATTCGTACCTGCATAAATCTGTGTATTCTCATATTGATTCTCTTGTCGCCCAATGAGCTGATTGAGGGCACTCCGTTGCGATGCAGGTGTTGAAAATTGTGTCCAAATTTCCATCCATTCTCCTGTTTGTCGGTCAATCAATTGTTCGCCAATTTCCAGAGTAACCTCTTGAATTAAAGCATGCCCAATGGAGTTCGTGTAGGAGAGGATATTTCCCTTTGTATCCTTGATAATCGGAAGAACTACATTGAGATACAGACGACCGAGGAGATCACCGCGACGCGGAACCAGACATGTCACACGTTGTCCAAAATTGGGGGTACCGTCAAAATACATGACTTGTGGTTCAATCGCATAGTTCGTGTGTCTCCGATATACCATTCGGAAAAATGTGATTTGGGGGTTGCCTGTCAGAAAAGCATCTTGTTTCCCTGTTGCTACAAGTTGCAAGAGTCCGCCTCCCGCTGTCATTCTGTTTACTGATCCGGAATGTTCGCTTTATGTTGCCTATGATTTATATACGATTTGTATAATACAAATCTTTGTTGAATCTAGATGTCGCAAGACCTGAATCAACAGAATGGTGGTGTTACCGCTGTCAATAGTGGACCGCTTGTTATTAGAACGTATAATCAACAAGGAAGCACTGGAGGAATACAAGGAAATACAACATACGTCGTTGGAAATTATGAATATCCTATATCAAGTAATTATGTGCTTATCACATCCACGGGTGGATTGTTAAAACCGAGTGATGCCATTTATGTTTCGTCTGTTCAGGTTTCTTCCCTTAAAGCAAGTACTATTACAGTAAGTACAATATATTCACAGTTTATTAATTATAATGCCTCTTTTTCTAATGTATTTAAATTACTTGCATCTTCAACAGACAATCAGATCGTACAAGGATTAGGAACAGTCAACAATCAATATAGTAATTTATTTCTTGGAGTAAATACAGGGTTTGCAAATACAATTGGTATTCAAAATACATTTATTGGACAAAATACTGGAACTTCAAATATAGCTGGTTCTGCTAATACATTTATTGGAGCAAATACTGGTTCAGCTAATATAGGTGGCAATCAAAATACATTTCTTGGACAAAATACTGGTTTAGCAAATATAACTGGCAATCAAAATACATTTCTTGGACAAAACACTGGTGTGGCAAATACAAATGGCAATCAAAATACATTTCTTGGACAAAATACGGGTATGGCAAATATTGATGGCTCTTCTAATGTATTTATTGGACAAAACACTGGTTCATCGTTTATATCTGGTTCTTTTAATACATTTATTGGACAAACTGCAGGATATACAAACATGTATGGCTCATCAAATACATATATAGGATCTAATACAATTACAAATAATACAATGAATACATCATATGAAATTATAATTGGATCAGGTGCAACTGGTAGGGGTTCATTTACTTGTCAGATTGGCTCAGGATTTGGATTACTTACAGGAATCTATTGGGGCAATGGATCTTCCAGTGCATTCAGTACCACATCTGATCGTCGTATCAAAACAAATATCACTGGAATTTCAAGTGGTCTCTCTATCCTACTTGCACTACGCCCTGTTGAATTTGATTATCTCACACATGATAAATCACATCAAATTGGATTTATTGCACAAGAATATCAAACTATTCTACCCGATCAAATTGTATATAGTAATCCTGTTGGGGATGAAGTTGGACTAGTACCTGATCAAGTTATGGGTATTCAAGCTAATCTAACACCCTATTTTGTCAAAGCCATTCAAGAACAACAGGCACAGATTTCTACACTGCAGGGACAAGTAGCTTTATTACAAGTCGCATTGCTTAACAGGTCTCTTTAGTAGCTTCGCTTAACAAGTAGCTTCGCTTAACAAGTAGCTTCGCTTAACAAGTCGCTTTAGTCGCTTCTTCTATAATTTTATATAGAATCTCTATCATAATGCATCCGGTTAATCATAAGTTAGTAATACAAGTTAATACAAGTATTGTGTTTCAGACAAATCTTACAAAAAGATTTATCCGAAATAGTAGATATAATGTCGTATCCCTATGGTGGCATAAACGCTGTTTCGTTAGGAACAGGTGCTGGTTCCACCTTACAGGGTGCTACCGCCATTGCAATAGGATATCAAGCAGGAGCTGTCTCACAACCTGCCTCTTCCATTGTTATCAATGCATCAGGCACTGCTCTATCAGGTGTGGCTCCTAATGCATTGTACATGGATCCCATTCGCAACCTGGCTGCCAGTACACTCATGATGTATGATACGGTCAATAAAGAAGTTGTCTATTCCAGTACATTAAACAATACACTCACAGTCAACAACTTGGTGTCTCTCAGCACATTATCAGCATCCACTGTTTCATTCTCTACACTATCCGTGAATGTTGAAAATGTCTCCACCTCCAACGTCCAGTTCATCAACTTCTCCACGCTTCTCGGATCCACACTCGGTGCAAACACGGCAAACATTTCCACCCTTACTGTTTCCAGTGTGATTGCACGCAATGTACTATTTAGTACACTAACAGGTTCCACCGTTTCCACTACCATTGCGAATGCCTCCACATTTCTCGGTAATACGGGTTTTATCACATCCACCTTTACTGTGTCTACCTTGATCGCTGCAAATATCAGTGTTTCCACATTGAATCTGTCACTATTCTCTACTTTGACAGGCTCATCTATCACGACCTCCACACTGGCTCTGTCCACGATGAGCGGGAATACGGGATTCTTCACATCTACACTCACTGTTAGTACTCTGATCGCTGCGAATATTAGCGTGTCTACTCTGAATCTGTCGCTATTTTCTACCTTGACAGGTTCATCCATCACGACCTCAACACTGGCTCTGTCCACCTTTAGCGGTAATACGGGATTTATTGCATCCACACTGACAGTGTCAACCTTGATCGCTGCGAATATCAATGTTTCCTCCCTGGCTCTTAATCAGTTCTCTACACTGACGGGATCGTCCCTGATTGCATCCACCATTGCCATCAGTACCATCACTGCGAATACAGGATTCTTCAATTCCACCCTGATCGTCTCTACACTGTATGCCTCCTCCATTATAGTACCTTCTTTGGTTCTTGATAAATTCTCCACACTGACTGGTTCTTCCCTAATTGCATCTACCATCGCTGTGAGTACCATCAGCATGAACACGGGATTTGCATTTTCCACATTTACTGTGTCTACGTTGATCGCTGCCAACATCAATGTTTCCTCCTTGGCACTCAATCAATTCTCCACACTGACGGGTTCTTCTCTCATCACGTCTACCATATTTGCTTCTACGATTACGACGTCCACTCTGTTTGGTCAGTTCATCAACTACTCCACTCTGACGGGTTCCACTCTGAACGGCAATGTCACCTATTCCAATTTGCTCCTCTTCTCTTCCATTTCATCCATCAACGGCTCCTCCTTCGGTAATACGGGTCCCACAGGTCCCATCGGTCAAGCCTCCCAGATCTCCTTCTTTGCCCCTGGATCACAGTCTATCGGTCCCTCCACTGCCATGGGTGTAGTCACTCTGACGACCTTAGATCCCACTCAAACCACGGGTGTCACGGGATTTGCTTTTAGCGGTGTGACGAGTCTGTTCACGAATGCTACGATTCAAGCCATCCCTGTCACAGCCAGTTATGTCCTGTCACTCAATACCACTGCAGGTGGCTACTCGGCAGTCGGTTTAACTGTCTTAGGTGTCACAACTTACTTTGGCGGTATGTACAATGCCAGTAACGGTGTTTCCAATTCAGTCAGTGTTCTAGTACCTGCAGGCGGATCCATTGGTCTCTACTACATGGATAATGCTACTACTACCATTTTAACGGGTACACGTTTCACAGTCACCTCCAATCAAGTCGGACAACAGGGTACAACGGGTGTAACAGGTCCCACAGGTCCAGTAGGACAAGTCTCCCAGCTCGCCTATGGCTCCACGGGGATTAACCAGACGATTGTCCCAACGGCGGTATTAAGCACCCTCGTTCAATGGCCTGCCGCAGCACAAGATGCAGGTCAGACCATCGGTATGGCTGGACTTGCTTATAATTATTCGGGAAGTCCCACGGGAACCTTCACCAATATCACGACGATTACCTTGCCTATTAATGTAGAATATACGTTGAACTTGTCTACCTCTGCAGGAGGTTATACAGCAGTTGGTATCAATGGACCGAACAATCTCTTTGGCGGTACCTACAATGACAGCAACGGATTCTCCAACTCTGCCACGTTGTTACTGGCTCCTGGTGCCTACTTTGGTGTTTACTACATGGACAATACCTCTGTAACAGTTCTGGCTAATTCTCGCATTATTTGCACGCTGTTAACGGCGGGTGGACAAGGTCCCACAGGTGTAACGGGACCGATTGGTTCTGCTGCCCAAGCATCATATCTGATGGCTGGAAATCAAACGGTGAATCCTGGATCGTATCAGGTTGTTCAGTTCGTAACACTGGATGTGACTCAATCGCAAAATAGTATCAATCTCGGTGCAAACTCGGGTGTGTTCACGAACAATTCCCTTGCTACTCTGCCGATTCTTGTAGAATACACATTGAATATGACCACGACCTCGGGTGGTTATTCGGGTGTAGCACTGAATGGTAACACGGCTTCTATGTTTGGTGGTACATTCAATGATACAAACGGTGTTTCCAATTCCTGCGTTATCCTGGTCACACCTGGATCCACTTTGGCTGTGTATTACTCGGATAACTTGGCTACCGTGATCCAACAGGCCATTTCACGCGTGACGTTTACTGTGGTAGGAGCAGGAGCACAGGGAGCTACAGGTGTAACGGGACCTGCTGTTAATGCAGCGGTGATGTCATACAAGCTGGGATCGGTCCAGACTATTCCTGCTGTAACAGCTACGCAAGTGAACTTCTCTGCCAATGATGCGACACAGACTATTAATAGCACTGGAATCTCACCGAGTGCGGGAGCATTCACGAATAGCTCACAGTCAACCTTGCCTGTGCTCATTGAATACACGATTCAACAGGACGTAACGGGTAACGGTTCCACGTATATCCAGTTGTCTAATGCGGGAGCAGGATCGGGATCCTTTGCTACGATGTTGACTACTAGCAATATTTATCAAAACTCTTTTATGGTGACGATGATTCCTGGTGCTACAGTAGCAGTCTTTGTGTATGATAACTCGGTTGTAAATCTGCAGACCGCCTACACGCGTATTACGTTGACGGTGCTACAGGCTGGTCCGATTGGACCGACTGGGTTGACGGGACCGACGGGTTATACAGGTACAACTGGGTCAACGGGAACGACGGGAACGACGGGAACGACGGGTTATACAGGTACAACTGGGTCAACGGGAACGACGGGAACGACGGGAACGACGGGACCTGCCTTATGG